ATGTTCCACTGGCGGTTTTTTAAGCATGTTTTTTGTAAAGTTATGTTAACGTGGGTAGGAATTTTAAAACGTGGTGTAAATTTTCAGGTGCTAAATGTGAGTATCGTTGCGTTATTCGAATATCCGAATGACCCAACAGCGTTGAGACATGATAGAGGGGAACGCCTTGTTTCACGAGAAAGCTAGCAAATGTATGTCGCAGATCGTGAATCCTAACAGCACCTAATTCAGACCTTTTTACTGCAATCTCAAATCCTCTCCTAAAACTCTTTATATGTGTATCTGTATTTTTGTTATAAAAAACATAATGTTTATGTTGTTTCAATCTATATAAAGCAGCAATAGAAACTGTATTTAATGGCTTATAGACTGTTTTCTTATTTTTGCTCAATGAGTTACGTACAATAAAATATCTATCATGTAGGAAAACATTATTCCAAGTGAGTGTCGTAAGCTCAGAAGCTCGACAACCAGTATTCAAAGCTAATACAACAAAATCATGTAAAAGTTGATTGTTATGTTTTAGTGTCGACTGGAGAAGTTCATGACATTCAACAGCAGTTAAATAACGTGGAATAAAGTCATCCTCAAAAAGTCGAAAACGATTAAATACATTTTTAAAATTTGCAGTTTGATTATATTTTAGATAGTAGTTAAATGCTGACTTAATGACGTTCAATTCTCGATTGATCGTACTGTTTTTCACACCCGATAATTGTCTAAAAGTACAATAGTCAGTTAAAACATCTATTGTTATTTCATCATACTGATAGAACCATTCGATATATTTTAGTTTATCTTGATAGCTATGTTTTGATTGAAACAATCCATTTTTAGTATAAAAGTCTAGTATTTCTTTTACATTCATTTTTTACCCCATAGTAAAAAGTCGCTTCGCTCGGTTAATCTCTCATAGAACAAATAAAAGCAGGTAATCAGGGAGGGGATGTATTTAGATGCATCAATGTCGTGGGCGAGACCGCCCACTAAGCCCCACAGACGTGGGGTAGTAACATAAAAGCAGGGGCGTGAATCTTGGCATAACGATATAAGCCCTTTGTTAGGGCTTATATATTGCTCTTCGAGCAATGGGCTTAGAAATCAAGTAATTCACAATCATCAAAATGATCATCAACATGTTCATTGAATTCTAGGTTAGGTATAAGGTGATTACAGATATGGCAGTAGCTGTATTGAGTATTGATTTTTTTTAGAACAAATGAATCATTTGTTGAACCATAAGCCATGTATGTTTGATAAATATCTTCTAATTCTTCAAGTGTAAAAATCATAATGAATCCTGAATTGGTTGAGAAGGTTCAGTGACAGATGTATTAGATGGTTTAGGAGAAGATTGAGAAGTAGCAAAGTAATTAAATGGACGATCACCATCATCTATAAGTCGCTTGCAATCTTCACTGGAGACATCAAGCCTAGTACCTTGTTGAGTGTATGCATAATACTTACCATTGAATTTTGCACAGCCACTGAATACAGGTTTTGTAGTAGCGTTATAAGTTAGATTAGCTTGAGTAAGATAGGGTTGTTCAGGATCGTATGACACAGATGCATTTTCTTGTTTATCTGTTTTAAAGCTGTCAAACCATTTAACACATTCAGGTTTTTCAACATTGATTGCTTTTCTACATTCGGTATTAGCATCAAAATCGGTTTTGACCGCAGGATCAGAAGCATGGACGTTTGAAGTTTGTGTTGTAGAAGTTTGTTTTTTAACTTCCATTTTCTTTTCATCACTTCCAAAAAAATGACCCAAGAAACCTGAACCGCCTGAAAGACCATATAAAAATATTGATATTGCAACCAAAATAAAGGAAGCAAAGACATAAAGCCCAGCAGGTGTACGTTTTTTACTTGTATCTATAGAAGTTGATTTATATAGCTTAAAGATTGAATCTTTAGGTTTAAAAGTGAATTTTGATTCACAGTTAAGTTTGTTGATTAAAGTATTAGGGTACTGTCTTAAAGAGCCGTATTGGTAAACCTTTGGAGTTCTCCAGTAAGGACGGGTGATATGCAAATGACAAGAAATAAGCTCTTTAATAGTTGGGTGTAAATAACTAGGGCTTTGTGTAATAAACCAAAAGTCGAAACCCCTGTGACGGTGTATTGTTAATTCTTGAACGATATCATCATTCTTGTTTTTGTTGTCATTGTATGGAGGTACAAGCTGAACTTCATCAACAGCAAATATAGAACCGTCAGGGCATTTTCTCCAGTCGATAACTAAAGCACGAACATAATCTATTTTTAATGCTTTAATGTTTGAATAGATAGTTCTGACAGCATAAAAAGGTTGTAAATCATGCTTCTCACCGCGTTCATTAAGTCGTTCAATTGTTTCATTAAAGCGAACGACACGAACATAGTAATCATCAGGACGTAAGTCATCAAAACGCTGACCAAGCATGTCATAATAATTATCTTCAAGAATAACAAGGACTGTTTTTAATTCATGACCTGAACCTTGTTCCTCTTCAACATATGAGAAATCATCTTTGAATTTTTCAATGTATTGCTTATTGTGTTTGTAGACCTCAATATTTCGAACAAGGTTAATTTTGTTCTTTCTTTCTTGATCGTCCAATTGAGTTACGACATAAGCCGTTTTTGATGCGCCTGGAACACCCGTTACAGCATTTAGCATTTATATTCTCCTTAGCACTATTTTGCGCGCTCGTTCGCGTCGAGGCTCCTTGTCCTCGCGCGCTATTTGCGTGCTAGATATAACTTTGCTGAGTTTTGTACATACTTCGCAGCTATTGCGCCTAAAACAATGCTAAAAGCTATGTCGAAGCCACATATGCCAGCCAATCCGAGAAGAGCGGTTGAGATATCACCTAAAGAAGCTTGAAATTGATCAATAGCAGTATTTAGTGCAGTTAAAATTGATCCAGCAGTAAGTAAAGTAATACCAGCACCCTCTAAGACGTTTTTTAAAAAACCCTTATGTAAACTGGAAAAAATTGTTGAAAGACTAGCCATTTTCACGCACTCCACCGAGTATAAGAACAGCAGAGAATGAAGCCATAGAGATGACTATAGGTTTTAAATAAGTCGAGAGAGAATCACACCAAACAGAAAAGTCTAGTTCCCAATGTATAGGTATACCGTGAAAGTTAAAGTCAGCTAGTACAATTGGAGGAGGACAAGAACTAGAAAATGAAACTGATGTGTCTGTAATATCGTCGGTCGGATCGTTGAACTCTAATTCAGTATCTGTTTGTGGTTCATCTTTAAATATGTCTGAAAATTCTTGTACTTTTGTTTTAGCAAATGTGTATGCTTCAGTTAAAGCTGTAGTTGAGCGATTCCACCAATCTGTCAAAGTGATTGGAAAGTTAATAACAACGTTAGCAGCTTGACAAACAATAGGTGCCCAACCGCAAAAAACTGGAAAACTTAAAGAAATGTCAGTTATATCGGGATTAGACTCGTTAGGTTTTGTATTTCCTTGGGCTTGTTCAGAAGTTTGGGTTTTTGCATTTGCATTGAGTTGTGTTTCTACATCTGATTGTGTTGATGCATCGTTTGCAAGCATATCTTGTGCTGCTGCTGTTGTTACATCTTGTGCACCAGCTTTTTTTTGTTCGTCTGTTTCTGATTCTGCATTTGAGATGACTTGAGCTGCAATAGTATCTAATGAAACATAACGCTTTTCTTCTTGTTCTTGTGATGAAGTATAAGGAACATTGTCATATGCACCACTGTCACCATAATTGACTCGACAAGATGAGCCAACGATTGTGTATGAAGTTGCACCGTTGTAATATGTTTGTGCAGCTTGGAAAGCAGCTGAACAGAATGATGTAAAAGAATAATATTTGATTGAATTATCCATTCCTGCATATGTTGATTGATAGACAATTGAGCCAGGAGGAATGTAAGAAATTCGGTTGTTTTCAGGTTCAAGTGTCCAATCGACTACGAAACCGAGAATTTGTTCAAGAGCGACAGAGATAGCATAACCATAAAGACCGCCGCGGAGGACTTTAGCAACTTGCGAGGCATTTGGAGTAATTTTTGCAGTACTTGTTTTAACTATGTTTACGCCATTTTCTATACCTGATTTTGTTGCATTGATTATTGTTGAAGCACCTTGTGCGATTTGTTGTGTAATAGTCCAACCACCTAAAGTTGAGGCGTGAGCTAAATTAAAAGGCATCATATGAATACTGAAGATTAATAACAAAGTTATAAATTTTTTATAATTAGCCATACAGCCCCCAGTAGTATAAATATAGGTATCCAGTTAAGTGCACTTGCTTCTTCCATTTTTAACTCCAAAAGCTAAGCCCCCGAAGGGGCTTATGAATTACGCTGAATTCGCGCCACGTTTTAAGTAACGCCATCCAGCAAAAATACCGAGAATGATTAGACCAGCACCAAAAAGTGCAATGACTGTTGCTTTTGAGCCGTCGATTTCAGCAGTTAAGCCAGTAGCATCAATTGATGAAGCAGCATGTACAGATGGAGCAAGAGCTAAAGCACCACCAACAGTTGCACCTAAGCCATATGTTGAAACGTTGCGTAGAGTTAAAACGCCACGCTTTTCTTGTACTGCAAGTTGATTGTTTTTCATTTGAGTTACCTCTCTTAGTTAAAGTGATTTCACCGCTTTGGCGATGATTGCGTAAGCGATAAATACGCCCGCTACAGCTAGTAGACTTCCCCCAATCTCTATCATCTGTGACTTAGTAATAGCCAAAGTTGATAAATAACTGAATTCAACCCACTGGAGACACGTGAGGACACCATTAACGTCAGGTTCAGATAATTGGTCACAAACGTATCTCATTTCTTAAATTCCGAGTTACAGACTAAGCAGTCTTTTGTGCAGGAACGATTTTTACATCGTGAACAACAGTCATTTGTTTGTTGCCATTGGTGACGATTTCCATATCTACCTTGGCTTGAATCGGAAACTTGGCATCCTGAATTTTTTTGATATTTTCGGATGTCCCCCATTTGTATTCGACAGTTGCAGAACCCACACCCGACTCGTTTGACAGGTCAGTCATAACGAAAATCTTAGTGAAATTATGTTGAACACCGTCTACAGCATTGTTGTAGCTCTTAGCACCAGTGATCACAGCGTCAGTTGTAAATTTCATATTTATAATTCCTAAATAGCCTAAGTAGAATCCCTAACCTATGCAGGCAACGCAGTAGGGGGGAGTGATTGCGTAAAATCAGCGGTTAGTTGTTTTAGCCTTTTTGGAAACTCATCCTTTTCAGGCATTAAGATGTCCAAGACCTTTGTGTCATCACCGTAGAATTTACGAAAAGCGTTTAAATATTTGCCGAACTGGTGACGTGTGATTTGTATCGCTTTGTCCCAAACGATTTCGGCTTTTTGTTGTAGTAACTCGAACTTGATAGCTTTTGACTGATCATCGAATATGTGAAAACAAGGATACGCAGCTAAGAAATGCTCAGAAGCGTTTAGCAAAGCATCAAGAGGGATATAATAGGAACGGGCTTTAAACTCGACCTCAACACGTGTCCACATGCTGTCAGGGTCACCGAGTTGCTTGCCTTTTTCATATACACGGCAGAATTTTGAAGATGTACGCTTTCCGATATATGCAGTACGACCATTGCCATCAGGACGTTTCCAACAACCGTCAGTTCTAAAAGCAGGCGGACGACCTCCACAGGTAAAGCCCCCAAGTGTATCTTGTTCATCAGCCCAATCAGGTGAAACAAGTCCCCCGACAAGATCATCGAAAGCATAGTCAATGCGAGTAATTTTAGGACGATGAGCATAAAGCGATAGCCAAGCATGTAAGTCTTCTTCCCATCCATACTTGCCAAGTGTGCAACCTTGACCAGAGATCGAAAGCATCATTGTGTTGTTTTGACCACCTATACAGATAAAGCCACAATCATTTTCTAGTTGATAGGCTTCTTCATAGTAGTTAATGCCTTTAGCCAGTTTCTTTTCGATGCCAAAGCCAAATATTTGTTTAACGACTTCATTTAAGGCTTCAACACAATAAAGATCAGGCTTTTCAGCATGGGTTTGTATAAAACTACTTAAAAAGGTGTCTTTATGGATAGTCAGATTTACCCAGTCAATTACAGAAACTTCACCATGAGCAGGACGACGTATAAGTACAGGCTTAGGTCCATCCTCAGTGAGTACCATTACGGTATGTTGTAACGGGTAATCTTTATAGGCTTTTTGCAAGTTTGCACGAGCTGATACCTGTGACTTTTCCCCCGTGTTACTACGGGGTGAAATTTGTTCGAATAGAGATGACCACACTGGGTATGTGGATAAAGGGTTAAGTTCTTGATTAGCCTTGTATTTAGTATCCATGACAGTCATCCCCGATAGAGCGTAAAAATTCGATGCTTTCTCTATTGTGTTTTTCGAGATCATCAGATAGAGCTGAGACCACTGGAGAGGGTGTACCCTCGTCATTTAAAAAGTTTTCAATATAAAAAAGGACTGCAACAGCGTCAGGGCAAGGGATGCCACCTTGTAGAGAATCAACACCATCTATGTGGACTTTTCTAGCAATCTGCTCAAAGGCTTCTATTTCAGTCATTTTTTATACTCGTTATATTTGTTCTTGTAGTGAAGTAATACGTTGCATAAAACGATTTGAAGCAAGAGCAATATTTATTAGTAATTGGTCATATTCAAAAATATCTATAAGACCAACAGCAAAATAAGCTTTTAGAGAACCAAGAGCCTCGTAATAACGAAAAAAGTGGACATCAATATCAGAACCAAAATATTCATCAATATTATTGATCTGATCTAGAACGTATTGCTTTGCCCCAGCAGGGTTATTGTTGTAATCCATATAATGCCCCTTGTTTACATTTCTCGCCAAAACTTGATAAATTTATCAAGGACAGGGCAAAAAAAAGTTGATATCTTTGTCAGGTAAACATACTTGACAAAAGTATCAAAATCAAGAGGTGACAAAATGCTAAAAGACATCATCGAATTGTGCAAAATTCGCTTTGGAAGCTATGAAAAAATGGCTGAAAAATTAGACCTTGATCCAACAGTAATATCGCATTGGAAAACAGGAAAAAGAAAACCTAACCATATTCATATTATGCAAATGGCTGATTTTATTGGATATGATAGATACCACGTGCTCTGCTTAGTCATGGAAGAAATCGACACGAAAAACGCAGAGCTATGGAGAAGTTGGCGTCCCTACGGGGATTCGAACCCCGGTTACCGCCGTGAAAGGGCGATGT